CGGGATTTACGCTTCACCGCGATAGCCTTCATCCAGCGCGATCCCTACCAGGAGGGACGCGGAGACGACGAGCGCGGCGCGAGGGGAGCGCGGCAGCTTACGCATCGTGGATGGACTTCTGGCGAACCACTCGAGCCCACAGGCTGCCCATCACGGTCACCGCACTCAGGATGGCGAACGTGCCGCGAGGAAACGCATCGGAGTAGACAGGCAGAACCACTTCGGCAACAGAGAAGACTGTTGCCACGACGTTGAGCCTGACGCTCCACGCCTTCCTGAGGATCAGCTTCCAGTCAGTGAGCAGGGTGAGCTTCTTCACAGCCCAAGATCCCTTCGGCGCTTCTTCTCATGCTGGTGATCGTCTGCGCACTCTTTGCTGCAGAAGATCCTGGCCGGCGGCACAGGGGACTCGCACCAGTGGCAGATGCCGATTGCCGGAAGAGATTCATTCAGCTGACGACGGGACATTTCAATCCCGAGATCGACTGCCTTCTGGATTCGGTCATCACTACGATCTGCGTCATCCGCCATCTTCAATACACCACCAAGTTCACGTTCATCTCGACCGAGAAGCCCTCAGCTTCTGCGGCGTTCTTCAATAGAGTCGTTGCTTCTTTCACCAACCCTTGCCCGATCAACATCGCTGCGTCAGTTTTACCGAGCTCTGTTGGGGGAGGAATGAGGCGCATGTGGATCGCCACACTGATCGTCCTCCCCAGGACTTCATCAGCCAGTGCCAATTCCGTGAGACCTCAGGTAGGTCATGACACCGCTTCCGAGCAGACCGATGACCAGGAGAATGACTGACAGAGCAAGAGAGCCTGCGATCTTCTCTTCCAGCCGTTTGCGCCGCGCGATTCTCTCTTCGCGCTCAGCGATCATGGTGGCGATGAAGGCGTGCTGCTCTGCGTGTGTTTCCGGGTCGATCCAAAATGCGTGACCCGATTTTTTCATCTCTTCGATAAGAGCCTGGGCGAAGTCAGTTGGTGTTGGTGTGGGTTGGGCCATGTCAAATTCCGCCGTATGCCATAGTGCGTGGCTTGTATTTCTTCCGCTCGATCTCTGCTTCGACTTCTTCGCAGTAGTTGCGAAAGGCCTGCTCGTTCTCCGCGCTGCGCGCACGGTCAAACGTCTCGGCATCCTGCTTTGAGTAAGCAAGGTGCCGCATCCATTTCATGAAGTGGAAGTGGTGCTCGTCGTCTACATCATCGAACTCCTGTTCTCCACAGGTGATGATGTCGAGGGCGGTGCGGTACACCTCCATCTGGACGACGTCATTCTCAGTTGGGATGCTGGTCCAGCGGACCTTGTTGCGGCTCCCACCGAGCACCACACCAGTCACTTTTCCGGGGCAACTGGTCGGGGGAATTTTGTCGGCGCTGTTGTACACCGTGACCTTCGCGCCGTCGGACACCCGGTTGGCGTTCATGACGCGAAGGATTGATTTATCGATGCGAGCAGTTGGTTCTCCGACGACCACGTCGATCTGAGTCACCTTCGACTCGTCGTCCTGGACGCCGCCTGTCAGGCGCGTGAACATCCGATACGCGTCCGTCATGTAGGCGTAGATTTCCTTGTCCGACCACAGATACGGCTCAGCCGTATCTGAGATGTCAGCCCGGAACAGATCGTAGAGTTCGCCGGATTTCATTACTGACCAGCTTCAGCGCGGTAGCCAACCCAAAGGGCGTTGAGCTCAGCCTTATTCACGTCGAACTCGACGATCTTCTCAACCGCTTTCAGGTTGGGCGCTCCCGAAGCGTCGAAGTCGCTGCGACCGTTGCGCTCTTCCAGCAGACGGAACGCGGCGATAAGGGCCTGCTCGCGCTCGCCGGGGGTCAGCGGAACGACCGGCGCTTCTTCGGGACCAAGGACGTCGATCTTCTCGTCGACGCATTCAGCGCCGATTGCGATGGCTTCCTTGGCACAAATATGGGGGACGTAGGTGGGTTCACCTTTTTTGAAGTCGATGATGTGACCCATCAAGGACCGCAGGGAATAATTCCGATTCAGAACGAATGTCGGCATTTCAGCTCTCCATAAAAGTGCCGGGTCTTGCGACCCGGCGGTTGATTAAGCGACTTCCTGGCCGCGCCCGTCGATGGTGTACATGACGCGGACACGCACCTTGCCGGCGGTTGCGTTGGCGACAGTCATCGCCAGGGTGCCGAGGATCTCCTCGCCGCCGGCGATGGACGGCGTATTGACGTCGTCGCTATTGGCGGGAGTGAGCAGGTCCATATCGGCGATGTACTTGTCCGCCTCGCCAGCGACGCCGACAGACAGCGCGGCTACGGTCGGGCCGACGAACGCCTCTTCGACGAACGCATCAATGCGCATGATCACCGCGCCTTGCGGCATGTCGAACATGGGGAAGACGGGATCGTCAGCATGAGCGGCGAAGCTCTTGGTAACACCATTCACGTCAACGACGCTGTCAGCAAAGTTGAAGACGTATTCCTGCACCAGCGGATACTGGGCAGCGCGGGTTTTGCTAATTTTTGCCATGATCATTTCTCCTTGGCTTGTTGCTCTGACCCGACTGGGTCAGAGCGTTTCAGAGATTACTGCGCGACGTAGAGCGAGAGGACACCGTGGTCTTCGACGGTGTTGCCGCTGTACTGGGTGTGGAACTGCGGCTTCAGCATGCCCACGATCTTGCCAGTGGAAATACCCTGCTGGTTGTCGTAGTCGAAGCCCTTCTCAACCCAGGTGGCGTCACCGATGTCGGCCATGCCCATCGCCTGCGCACCGCAGATCAGGATCTGGCAACCGTTGACCGCGCCGCCCGCGCCCCACTTGCTACCAGAAGCAGCCAGACGGGTGTTCACGACGTGACGGAACTCGTGGAGGTACAGGCCGTCGATCTTGACCGAGGAGCCGGTGAACAGCGCGTTCGAACCATCGCGAGTCTGCGCGTGACGCAGGTTCTGCATGTAGGTCGGATCGAGCTTCAGGCGAGCCATCGCGGTCGGGGACAGGAAGACGTGGAAGGTCTCCTCGCCACCACTTTCCTTGATGCCACGGATGTAGTTGTCCTTGGCGTAGGCTTTGGCCTCGACCAGCATTTCCCAGGTCGGGGTGTCAGGCGTGGCGATAGAGCCGTTGCCGGTGCCCCACTCGATCTGCTTGGTCGTGCCATTCCAGCGACCGTAGCGCTTGGCGCTCGGGGCTGCGATGTCGGCGGCAAATTCGAGGAAGGGGAAGTCGGAACCGACGCGGACGCCGCCCGAGTTCTTCACGGCGTAGCTGACACCGGACAGGGTCAGGAAGGCCAGCTGGTCCATACGGTCAGACATCCAGTAAGCCAGCTTTTCACGAGAATCTTCGCGGAAGTTGACGACGGACTTCTGGTCAGCCATGCGGCCTTCGTGCTTGTTGGCGTGGCGCAGCTGGTCGATCTGGATAACCTTATCGTAGGACTTCAGCGCCTCTTCGTTGCCTTCCAGCTGGCGATCACCCGCCACGCCGTCGCCTTCGAGATCAGCCAACAGGGTGATAACAGCACGGGCACCCTTCTCGGTCTTCTTGAGCTCCGTGATGTGCTGGATCATGGAGTTCGGGCCTTTGCCCATGAATTTGTTGACGAAGGACATGTTGCGAGCTTGGCTCCACATCTCCTTCGACCAGACGGTTTTTTGCTCGTCAGTGAGCGCGGCGAAATTGGTATACGACATGTTCAACTCCTATATGAAAAAAGACGGTTCTCGGTTCACACTCTCGCGGTGTATGGCGTCCGCCTGTGTCGATGGCGAATTTCGAGAAACGGCTTTTAACGGGGTCGAACCGGCTGGGATGTCGCACCTAGCTGCGCGATGTCGATACAAACCTCGACGGGGTTCATGCGCGGGACTCTATCAGAGCATTTCAGAGTGTGCAAGGCTATGTTGGACTCGCGACTACGCCCCGACGTAGACGTAGGGCTTGATGCCTCCTACTGCCTCAAGCCCTGGGGCATTGAATTTTGTCGCGTCGTGCGAAACCCGGAAATACCCGTAGTAATAGTCCGGATCAGTCTCCGAGTAGAACTGAATCATCCAGCTGTCCCCACCCTGATACGCACTGATGTAGTTTTCGCTTGTGTCAAACGTAAAACTCACATCGTTCGCAAACCTGCCGATCTGCGCTGGTGCCTCCATGTACTCCCAAGTGAGGCCCGAATCGTACGACCACATGAACTTCGTGAATCTTCCATAGCTAATACAGTCAGTGACAAACACTCCGTGGTCTGTCCTACCACCGTACCCGCCGACACCTTTTGCCGGCAGCATTGTGCTCAGGGTGTACACGGAGTTACCTAAATGCAGCACCTCGGGCGAGCCGCCCGAAATCGCAATAGTGTCGTTCGGGCCCAAATCCGGCGTGTCGATAAGAACAAGTGGGACATACCCAGCAGCTCTCTGTAGGTAGGAAAACTGCGGCTGCCTGAGGATATTCGTATTGTCGGCGTTGAATAGATACTCGGCAAAAGTAAAGTCGCCAAGAGTCCATCCATAGAAATACTTCGGCCACAGCGCAGGGTCTGCCGCCGTGAGGAAATCGTGATTCTGGACTTGCGCGAGCGTAACCTGCGTCCATGTATCTCCGTCAGTTGAAAACGCCCCACGGTTTGTGCCCTTGAAAAGCACCACGATCCGCCCATTGGCAACCGTCGAGACACTCGCAATCGCCTCCAAGGTGCTCGTTGAGGCTGTCCAGGTTAGCCCGTCGTCGTCACTGAAGAGTGCCCTGTTAGTGTGTGTGTAGGTGAACGAAGGGCCATTGACCAAAACAAGCCTCCCGGACGGGAGCTTATGAAAACGCGCATCACCAGGAATACCAGGGACCTCATACGGTAGTGAAAAAGTTCGCCCACCATCGACCGACCTGTACAGGTAGTTTTGATCCTTCGCCAATAAAGACTGCCCGGTGTAGAAGAAGCCGAGCAGGTAGTCGCTGTCATACTCCGTTCCGATGTCTTCAGCGACATCCGCAGACAGCACCCATGCCGGCACAGGGCGCAGCGTCTCGTACTGAGGGTAGTCAATGCGCAAGTGAGACGCTCCGTCGCACAGCAACCAGCCAGCACCAGGGTCTGTGGTGAACTCGCGAACCTCGCCGATCACAGGCGGTGTTGATTCCCCTGGAGGTCCCGGAGGTCCCGGAGGTCCTTGCTCACCACTGAGTACGACTATCTTTTCTCTTCCCATAATTATTTCAATCCCAAGAATTTCGGAATCGTCAGCACCTTCTTGACGATCCACTCACCAATGCCACCGGCTGGCATAGTCGCAGGTGTCCGCGCCCAGACTGCAGCGGCGTTCTGCTCCGGCGTTGGCACGGGCGGACCAGAGGTGCTGATGCCCTGCGCCTGCACAGGCACGGTGTAGTTCGTGTTGATCTGGTACGTCCCAAGCGTGGACACAATCGGCACGCTGCCGTCGTCCGTCACGAGGTTGCCCGTGATCTTCAGGTTGTGGCTCATCTCCATCGGGCGCACGCGCCACCCGTTGAGCAGGTAGAAGTACGGCGGGATGAACAGCCCACCGCCGAGCGGCACGCCGCCGACGAGCGCGAAGGCGAGCGGCCACTGCGGATTCGTCGGGTGCCAGTCGACCCAGGCGCTCCATATCTCGGCAGCCGAGACTTCCGTTCTGTCGAGAATGATGCGCTTGGTAGCGCCGTCGAGGACGATGGCCATTACGCGACGTAGCTCGGGTCGGACTCAGCCACGGCAGCAATCGAGATGCCCTTGGACTGGGTGATCGTGCCGACCGAGATACCTGGCTTCGCGCTGCCAGGGTTGCCCCAGACCAGTGTGACGTTGCGCGAGGTCGCCCCAGAGTAGCCGCCCTGCGTGTTGGTGTTCCATGCAAAGTCG